TCAGAAGCTTCAGCAGGGTCGATTTTCCGCAGCCGCTCTTTCCGAGAATGCCGTGAATCCGCTTTTCCGTAAAATCCGCCGTAAAATCCCGCAGCACGCCGCGTCCGTCTTCTTCCCCGCTCTCCTGCGTGTTCGCGTAGGCAAAGGACACATGAAAGTAAAGACTAATTTTGATACGAACTGCACACCCCTCGGATAAATCGTTAAATGGTGTGCCTTTCGTTAAAAGGTGCAACGAAGATGCCACCGCAGAAATGGTCACTTAGGTGTTATTTCTGCCGTTTTGCCCCGGCATCCCTTTTTTCTTTCCACTCTTCAAATTTTTTGACATTATCCGGGTCAGCATAGAACCGTTTGCACCCTTCTAATGCCGTCCGAGCCAATGATTGCATCTGCCATTCAGTCAGTGATATGTTTTCCAAATTGAATGCCTCCTGCGAGGTCACATTACCGTCTTTGTCCCAATGAACGATGACCATCGGAACGCCTGCTTCGATATCAGCTTTTGTTTTATCGTCCATAAAAAGTTCCTCCTCATTATATATGGAGCAACCATTCTACGATGACATCACATATTTATCCCACAATGGAACAAAGGACACAGCACCCTTTTCCAAATAATCTATCATTTTTGTGTCGCTTTTACTCCGCTGAATATCGCAATCTCTACGTTGGCATGGTTTACCATCCATTCGCTTTAGTCATCATTTGGTAAATACCAACCGTGTTCACGGTGAACCCCATAACTTTCATTAGAGTGGTCTTCGCTATTGTACTGATCCCAAGCCCTTTGATTGATTTCCTCATCGATGGCATCCATTGCTTCGATTTCTTCGTCAAAGTCTCCGTCCAAAATTGATCCAGAACGCCAATCTGTGCTGTCACTGATTTCTTTTTTTCTCGCTCGAAGTTCATCCTCGCTTGCAGATTTCAGCCAGTCCTTTTTAGGGGAAATGCCGCCTGTGTCATCTTCGGCGGAGTCATCGCTGCTGATTTGTGATGCCAGATATGCGGCAGCTCCGGCAACTGCGGTAACAACGCCTACAACCTTTCCTGCTTTTGCAAGCCATTCTTTGGCCTTCTGCTCACGACTATGTTTGCAGTCTGGGCAAAGTGTGGCTTCTGGGTCAGCGATAACCGCTCCGCAGTCAGAGCAGATACCCTTAATATTATTCAAAGTGGTATCATTCTCATAACCGCAGTTTCTGCAAATGTGACGGTCAGCACAGAGATCGAAGCCCTCTTGCTTATTCAAATACTCATCGCAGTTATCACAGAACCAAAAAACATAGTTGTCTTCAAATTCGTCTGCCGAAAGCTGATACCCACAATCCCCACAGATCCACACAGTGGATTTTTTGTCGATAGTCATTTTCCCTTCATGACAGTTCGGGCAAAACATCCATTTTTTGACTTTCCGTATGTATGCATAGGTGACGGAATCAACCAGGCTTTTTCTTTTCTTTTTATTGTCAGCCATAAATTATTAACCCCCTTTCCGTTGTAGCTTTGCTTCCATTTCCTCGATTTTTTTAATGTAAGTATCAGCTTTATATGCATATGTCGGTTTTTCCACCTTAAGTCGCTTGACAAAGGCAAGTGCATCATCATAACGCTTGGCTTTTATATATAAATCGGGTAACTCGAAATGCCATCCGGCACCTTCGAACTTTAAGCCCCCATTGGCCCATACCATTTCCCAAAAAGCAATATATCCACTTAAATCCTTGTCTGTCTCATATTGCTCTCTGGCTTTTTGTACAGCAGCAATCTGCTGATCCTGGGTTCGTAGCTTACGATATTCATCTGGTGCGATTCTCTTTAAGTCGTGCATAAAGGCATCATTGCGGTCGGCAGTTTCTCGGTTCATTTTACGCTCTTGTTCATCAACGATGTCTCTCCATGCAGATTTGTCATCTGTTCCAAGCAATTTATTAATGCTCCAAATATTAAAGGTCATGCCAAATCTCGCATCCTCTGTCGTTTTATTCGGAACATTATGCATATAAGGTACATAGGCATTTTCGTCCAGTTCCAACTGCCCAATTTCTGTCAGAATATACTTTCTCTGCGCACCGGCAGAAATCAATACTTCATCTGGAACTCCTGAGAGAACACGCTCTACCAAATTAGCTTTTTTTCCCGTAGTTGGCATACCTTGGGAAGTGAGAATATCCTTTAATTGTGCCACCGTGAACCCACCGACTGCATCACGAACAGACCCCAAAGCGATGTAACCACGGTCTTCTAAGCTCTTGAGCGCGGCTCCAACATCCCTAATACCATAAGTAAACCACCAAAAACCCGGATATCCATTCTTTGGCCCGGGATAATTTCCTTTGGAACAGTATGCTAACAGCAGGATTTCGGCGGGATATAAACCGCGTTTTGATGGGATTGCGGTTTTCTTTCGTTCTTCAAATGTAATAACACGATGCTCGAAAGCTGTGCCCTCATGAACCACATCGGTGTAATAGGAATCTGGTTGATAGAATTTTTTATCCTCTTCAGGCACCGTGGTCTTTACTGGTGTAGTCTTTTGGGTAACCTCAACCTTATCTTTTTTCTTTAAAAAATCAAATAAGCCCATATAGGTATCTCCTGTATTAATCGTTCATAAAAGCATCAAACTCTTCAATTCGGTCAATCCACTCCAACTCTTTTTGCTTTTTTGCCTTGCTGTCAAGAACAGTTGCGTTGGGATTCCTTCTTAGAATTTCGGCTTTCATTTTGCGTTGTTCTGCTTTTGTGGTTGGGACAAGTTTTGTACCACCCCACCAAGTTTTCGCAATTTTTTGTGTAACATCATAAACTGGTTCTGATGACTTCTTTTTCCTCCCAAACATAACCATCCTCCATCAATCCATACTGCCGCTACCTTTATTACCACCAAATTCACAGCCGTGTACATGATTGTGACCATAATACCACCGACCATAGCGGTATCCGTAGTGAGGAGGACAGTGCGCACAGTCGCCATTACAACGACCGTTATGCCTATGTTGATTAGAACCACTTGCCATATCAATACCCGCAATCACGCCAAACAGCGTGGCAAAGAAACCAGGGCGCTTCGGCGGTGGGCAGTAATCGTCTACATATATGTCAGCTTCTGCCAACAGCTCGTCCTCTTCGATTTCCTCTGGTTCTTCATCTTCGTACTCTTCTTCGCGCAAATCTTCCGGTAGCATAAGATGTCTTTGTTTGCAGATTTCAATGATAACCTCATCATCAATCTCACCGTACAGATATTCCATATCCTCGGCAGTCAATCGTTCTGCGGAATTGCGTACTGCTGCAGTCGCCAGTTCTTTATCATTGATACAGGCGAACTCGACTAAATCGGAGCCTGAAAATGCCAGTTTTGCTTCGACCGCCTTGCGAAGTAAACGGTTTGCCGCAGGTACATTCACCTGCAGTTCAATGATAATCTCACCGACCTCATCGGCGGGCCCCAAAGAAGAAAGTGATGAAAGGTAGCGCACCTGGGTGCTTTCTGCCCAATCATAAAATCGATCATAATAATCTGCCCATGTCATCTTTCGCACCCCCTTTACTCACAATGCTTGCGAAGCCAATAGTATCCACCGGCTGTTTTTTGCCGACCGTTGAGAACATCACGAATGCTTTTCCTGTTGATTCCTGTCCGGCGCTCTGCGGAATTGATAGAATCAAATTCTGCGACTATTTCTCCCGTGGAATCCACCTGGTATATTGACTTAGATGTGTTTTCCGCTGAATACTGCACTGCAGGTGCGATGGAATATACAGGGGTTCCAGTGTCCACCCGTTCCCACATAAAACCACCGGCAGTAGAAGCCCTCCCATTTAGCACCTTTGAAATCTGTTGGCTTGATATCGCAACATCTTTGGCGGCATCTGTAATAGAGTTGTAGGCGCAAATATAATTTCCGTCTAAAGCATATTTTCTGATTTCGGTCTGTTGCACAAAAGGCTTTGCTTTTTCCGCTTCTTTTATCTGCGCATATGTAACCGGTAAAAACAGGTCCGCTACAGGAAAAGGTAGCCCAAGCGACAAACACCGCTCGACAAATGTGGAATCTGTCGGTTCTGGAAATACATTCTCGTTTAAGAAAGACAATACTTTAGAAAATGTAAGTTTTTCCTTGTAAGACCATTCGATTAGTTTCACACCATTATTCTGACATTTTTGGCGTTTATCTGCATCCATTTCGCGTTGCATCAGCAGTTTGGCTTCTCCGCCAAAGTAATCAATCGCGTCATAATGCTGTTGTCCTTGGTATTCAATTGCACAGCTATATTGCGGAATGAATATATCCAATGACTGCGTATCCAACCAACTACTTCTGTATTGGTATACAGCATCCGAACACAGTAGCTTAATATACTGGTACAACCTGTATTCTGATGTCCAGAGTGAGGGACGAGCCTCTTGGCTTAAAGAGGATACTTCGGTATACCTTTCTTTAATCCAGGTTCTCAAAGCCTCAATTGACCGATAAAACCTACGCATCACATTAGACGATTGGACTGTGCGCTCGCTATATCGATGAGACACTCGATCTTTAATTTCGCCAATAATCCTTAATATGGGGGAGTTGGTCTCAGCATCAGAATAGGTGTTCTTGCACTTATCATCCCCTATAGCATCGTCGGGAGAAAGCATTAATGGGTCAAGCCAATGTGTCCCATACAAACACAGTAAAAGAGGCTCGTTTTCTGCTCGGATTGGAATCTGGTATTGTAACATATCTAACGGGGAAACTATTCTGCCCTCTACCGTGTGATTTTGGGCTAAAAACAATCGGGCATAAAACTTTTGGTTAAATGTACACTCGATTGGTATAAAAATCACCTTATCATTTTCATTCGGGGTGGAGCAATCTACACCCATAATTGACTGTGGTAGAGCCGAGATTTCTTCCTCCAACAAATCGCACTGCGAACTTACCCATGTGAACAATTCAGACAGTTCTGGATACCAAATCCAAGCCATTTCAATGTATTCCTCGGCAAAAGGCAGCTTGCGCGTTGATTTTGTTACTTTGCCGGTGGTCTTTTCGATTGGCAGTGCAGTATGTTGATCTCTGGCACTGCGTATGCCTTGGTTGATTTTTTTCTGTTTAGCAGTGATTTTTTGAGGATACGACGTGCTTTCAATGATTTGATCGTTATTCCAATACTTTACACCGGTTATGCAGAGTGAGATGCTCTCTGTCATAATTTCCTCATTTACGGGGGTATACAATGAGAAACTATCATTGGCATCGTACAAAATCGTTTGATAGTACTCCTTGTTGTTTATAGGGGCTCCCTCATGCAGCACCTGGCAAAACACGCCCCGCACATCTTTTACGCCGTAATCCGTTAATCTGAAGTGCAAATAATTGCCTCGCTGAGTGTAATGAACACTGGCAGCAGTTGATTGAAACAAGAACTCCGAGTACCAGCAATCGTGCATACGAACCTTTTTTGATTTTTTTCCATAGAGTTTTATATCTATTGCAGGATATAAAGAACCTACATCTCTGCATTGCTTATCGTGGTCATACACAACATAATGGTCAGTAATTTCAACACCAAACACGCTGATACCCTCCCTTCAAAATTCAATCTAATGCGTACTACTCAACAGCGTATTAGTCCTGGAACGGTGCATCCCAAGGTTCGGCATACTTTTCAATCCAGCCTTTATCCTTGTCACCGTATGCACTGTAGCCGGTTGAAATTTTCCAATGCTCACCGTCAGCGTATTCTACAATTTTGATGTAATAATAGTACGAATACTGCTGCGCAACGGAGTTATGATATTCTACTCCCTCATCGGTCAAGCGGCACGAATATGTGTAAATCTTTGTGCCGTCATTTTCATATACATAAGAGGCATCCGAGGCATAGTACTCAAAGAAATCTATCGGAAGATAGGAAACTGCTATATCAGCAGCCCCATCAACGGTCATATCGGCTGCAAAATCTGCATCGAAGATGTTAATTTCAATGGTTCCTACATACTCCTCGTTTGTGGAGTGCTGTGTCATATACAGTACGATCTCATCAGAATAAACGGTTTCCAGGGCCATTTCCATTGAAGACTTCTTGGTTATGTCTGTCACAGCGATTCTGCTGTCACCGATGCCGTTGTAAAATGCTTGAGCCTCTGCGTAGCTATCAAAAATGCGAGGGTGGCCTTCAAGAGCAACCAGTTCGGACGCAGTATAATTCGTTATAGCGTCGGAGGGTTGACTGCCGCCAGGGGAATCATCGTTGCTTCCAATGATCGAGCCGATGATCCCAATCGCAGCCACAAGGATGACCAGGGCAAAAAGAACTTTTACAACCGTCCAGAGACAACCGTTTTTGGTCTTTTTCTTCGGTAAGCGCACCTTGGCGCATTCCTGTCGCACAGCATCGCAGTATGCGAGTTGCTCCGGCGTTAGGGTGACTTGATGGTTTTGATAAACATCAACGCCGGCAATAACCTCTTTCTGCACATAGGAGATAAAGCCAGCAGCATATGCAACGATTGCAGGGTCCATAGCGACATTCTTTGCAGTCCGATCCGACTGAAGCACGAAACTCTGCCTATCCAGAATTTTGACGGCAGACACCTTCTCTATGGGAAAGTCGAAGGAGTCATCTTTGCCAATGAACATGACCCGCTTATTGGTAATAATCAAATCGCCATAGTTGTGGTCACGAACCGTTCCCCGAATAGGTTTACCACCGGAACTTCCCGTGCGGACGGTGACACCTTTTGCAACACGGAAACTCGCTCCGGCAGACTTCCCGGTATAACCGACCACCTGGTTTTTGTCTTTGAAGGTCTGCGCAGGAGCAGCATAAATAATACATTCACCGGGCTGTGCAAAAAAGCCAGAGTAATGGACGATGGGCATACCGACACCTGTCTCATAGGGAGTAATGTCAGCATATGGGTTCGCCTGATTGGCGGCTGCTATCTTTTGCAGCGACTCTTTTGATATGTTCATATCTATATCCTCCTTTTTCAAGGGCGCTATCTTATTCTGTGCCAGTCATCACTGGCAGATTTTTTGCCACCAACATATCATTGCATTCGTGGATTGAACTCATATAGAGGTGGTTCAGGAAGAAATTATACATCAAATGTGCTTCGCTCTGTGCCAGTCGCAGGGTAAAGCCAGATCTGCTGATAAGCGCATTGCTCAACTCTGGCGGCAAATTCATGCCGATACAAACGGCAACCACGCAGTCAACATTTTTGGGGTATGACGGGTTGGTGCGCAGGCGCTGCACCAACTTTGTGGACACGAGGGCCTTCTCCGCCAAGGTCTCCTCGGATATTTCCACCCACTCCATAAGGTAGATAAGAGCAGCACCGAATTGAGCAGGCAACTCCTGGAGAACTCTCTGAATCTCCATTTCTCGTGCAAGGATGGCATCTGCCTTTCCCATAACATCGGCACTGACCTCTTTGTCAAAAGTGGTCTGGAACACGATGCCGGAATCCACATCTCTAAAGAGAACGCACTCTTTATAAAATTCCTCACCATATTTATTGGTTGCCTTTACTTTCAGTTTGAAGACCAGGCAACACTCATCGATGTGCAATCGGCCGTAATCGGTCATTTGCACGGTGTTGTTTTCATCTCTGGTGACATACTTTGGGTCATTCAAGCACATATGCGAATCCACATATATGTAGGAACCCTTTTGAGATTGAGCAGAAAGGCGCATATCGCTGAAGGCGATGATTTGGGCATCGTCCGCGCTGATACAGTATGTCTGGTCTTTCTGCAAACTGCCTTTTTTGAAGGCGTGCGGCTTTACATAGTGTCCGTCAATGTAAGTGAACGCACCGATTGCCTCCTCGTATCCGGCGTCCACCATACGCATTTTGGCAGCGTGACGGGAGACAACGAAAAAGGTTGCCAGGGCATCAATGACAGCTTCCATTACATCCACGATGTGAGCCGCCTTCAGTTCTCGTTGGAATTTGCGGACAAATTCAGCAGCTTTCGTCTTAAAAGAACCAATGGGCATCTGGATACGAGGAGCCAGGGAGTTTGCCTGCCACTCCATCCAGTCGGCGGCGGTGCGGTCGGAAGAACCCTTGGAGCCACCAATGACCAAGCACTTTATCTGTGTTGCATCGCGGTTATAAAGCCGCTCCAGTTCAAAGGCTTTCCTGTGCTGATCCCAATGGACACACTCATGCACGATGGTGTTATTGACAGACCCCAGATTTCTCAAGTGAAATGCCTTGGGGTCAACAACGATCGTCTTTGCCGGAAAGTGAGCCGGTTCCATTTCTCCCGTATCTGAATTGAACACCTCGGTATCACAATCCTGGAAGAAAAGCTGCCCGAATACAGAAAAATCCTCTGTCAGTTCCTGGGTAACGACCGAAAGACCGAGCCTGTCGGCAAGAACCATAGGGTCAACAGGCATAGGGGTTCGCAGGGCTTCCGGGTAGTGTTTCCTCAAAAATTCCGTAGCTATCTTATCGAGGTCGATCTTATAGCTAATGGGAACGAGAGAATCCGACAAAGGCTTGTTTTGCTTGTTTCTTTGATTATATTGATCGACCCGATGAATACAGAGGTCATCCATATTTCTGGATAGGTCGGCGGTGCAGGAGAGGATGAACCACGGGAAACAGGTATCCTCATCTACGTCACGATGGCGGTGATGGTCCTTAACATAGATCTCCGCCTCAACGAGAACATCAAATGCAATACCCATTCCGTCCCGGTCATCGATTCCTACGGATTTAATTTCAAAATCGGAGAGTTCTGCGTAGTCGGCACTGCTGACCGTGCGGGAACTCAGTTCGATATTATGGCGGTTTTGTATGACATACGATTTTATGGCATTGAAGAACTGGTCATAAAATCTGCTGCCGATATATTCCTTAAACGAACGGTCAGCCACAGAAATTCCCCTTTCTATAATTTTGTAAGTGGTCTCATATGCAATCGCTTTAACATACAATTGCAGTCGTATACTGTTTCCTTATAGGCAAACCCCAAAATAAAGTAATAAATCTTATCCTCACGGCTGTTGGTTAACTCAAAACCCGCCAGGTGGACGAAATACAGGCTGTTATACAAATCTAAACTTAAAGCTATGCAGACAGCGATAACAGATTTCAGTGATGTCCGTAAATTTGGATTGCGCATACGCTGTATGGTCTTTGGTGCTAACCCTGTCAATTCAGACAGTTCCTCTTCGGTGACATTGCTCTCTTTCATAAATCGAGTGAGGGCTTCAGAGAAGTTTTCACCCGAACCGTGACCGCCACCTACAATCGCAAGGATATTTTCAAGGCTAACGTCATTGACGGAATTAATTCTCTTCGCGTCTTCTAACTTACTTTTTATTGAAGTCCGTTTAGAAGGTCGCCATGCACGATTAGCGCGGCGGTGCACAGCAGGTTTGCAAGCGCGCATTCCCCAGTGCATACCTGTCCCATGAGAATACTCGATCTCGCAACGATAATGCAGACAGTAATACTCGTCCTCATCCTTGATGGTAGAGCGTAGTTCCATGTGTCCGTCTATATAATCGATATATTTGGACGCATTTAGGACGATTTTGTCATCAACAAGCGCGTATCGCCCAGAATCTACTGCCTGCCGGAACGCTTGATCCTCCACATATAGTTCAAGAACATCTGCATATCTGAATGAGGATGCATAGCGAACACGCACAACCCTTTTCATGCTTCCGCCATCATCTCTGCTTTTGGTTTTCGTTTTCGCCATGCAATCATCCCCTTACATTATAGATTCAGCACCCGTATATCCATCTTTGTGTTCTCGATGTAATGACGGTACATCATTTCCGCAGGCAGCAATCGCACCTGAATATCCTGCAACCCCAGATTGCTTAACATGGCAAGGGATGCAGTTCCTTTTTTGATTATTTCAGCAGAAGCAGTCGGCATGAGGAAGCAGTTCCGCACTGTGCCGATCTGGTGAGCCTCTACAAAAGGCTGATAGGCCAACTGGTACAAATACTGCTTGGTGATGGATTCGATACCGGGCTGACCACGCAGCTTTTTATTGTGTTCCAGTTGAATATTGTAGTATTTGGCATCAAAGATGATAAACTGATAGTCCCCATCGACATTAACGATGGAAATGAGGTCTGGGATAAGTGTATCCTCGGCCTGCTTAACAAACGGTTCGCCGTTCGGTGCAGTCCCAGACCACTGCGGTTTATCAATCAAGTCAATGAGTTTCTTATGCCGCATATCGCGGTATTGCTCGGCCAATGGTACGGGCAGTCGCAGTCCACCGATTGGCTTCTGCAACTGGTTGTCCATTACTTCCGCACAGACCTTTTCCCATACCAGATTGAAACTGTTCGTTCCGAACATACTGAAGCAGTCAAGATCGTCCAGTGCGCTGCTGTTGGCTATGTAGGCATACAGTGTTTTCAGCAGAAGCTGTTTGCGGGTATTGAACTGGATATTGAGTTCTTTGACAATGCGCTCCAGGACATACTCCTTGTCACCAAAGTCCTCGATATTCTCATCGGAAATATCGACACCCATAATATCGAACAGATCCAACAGATCGGCATCTCGCAATTCCTCCGTGCAACGGGTGAGGACACACTCATGCAGGCGCTTGAAGAAATCGAAATCGTCATTCACACGCTTCATGGTCAGCAATTCCGGGTAATACGGCCGGTTGTTGCTTAAGAGGGTGAATGTTTCGTTGATGGTCTTATCCCAAAGAATGTCGCCGGACCCGTTGGACTCGATGATGTCCTGCGTGTTGGTATAGGCACCATACTCGAAATAATCCTGGAGGAGAAACAGCATAACAGCCAACATATTAAATGCACTGCTGTCGCTCGTGTCGTTGTACATACGAATGATCTGTTCCTTTGAATTGTACTTTTCCAGAACCTTCAGCACTTGTTTCAGTTCTGCTTTGGGGGCCGTGGCATCAAGCAGATATTTCGGATAGCATTTCAGCACACGACCCTCAATTGTAATAACACCCACAAAAGTGAACACATACAGATATTCGTTTTCACCGACCTCAACGTCAGCGATTTCGATGTCCTCATCCACCAGATCCGTAAGATCCTTTTGGGTGTCATTTGATTTTACAGCCTTCAGCACGCCATATTCTTTCAGGCGCTTCAGAATGCGGACAGTCTTTTCCTCGGAGCAATGAAACTCTTTAACCAGGTCTTCCTGGGTATAGCGTTTTTGTTCTCGTAAAAATACTGAAATCATTCTCCATCATCCTCTGGGACATTATCAATAAACTGGCTGCTGATTCCCTCGCAGAAGATATATACACCCTTGGTGTCAAATTCTCTGCAAATCTTGGAATACTGGTTTTTTGCTTTTTCATCGCAGCCACCGAAAAGTGAAAGGCGCTTCTGTTTTGCGGCATCGTCGAACAGGTACATAATGACCTTGTTCTTAAATATACGGGTAAAGACGGCAGGGTCAATCATTTCACCCTCCGGCAGATTTTTCTTGGAGATGAAATACGGGCCCATCAGCTTATCCTCGTTCACCTTATAAGTGAGCAGTTCATTGTTGATGGCTTTGCGGAGCACATTCCACTCCACAACACGGCGATAGTCGCCTTGACCGAGGACAACTTTTTTGCCAACAATTCCGGATTCACTGTCATCGATGCCCAAATAGGTGAAGTCCCATCTGCGCTTAAAAGCGGTATCCATCGGGAATACGCCCTGGTCAGCACTGTTCATGGTAGCCCAGATGAACATATTGTCTGGGATGCGGATTTCAGCGTAATCGTCGGGGTTGCCACCGAGTTCTCCTGCCAGATACTTTTTGATGTCCTCGGATGCCTGGATCGGATATTCACTAACCTCGTCATCACCACGGTCAAGCAACTGGAATACGTCACCGAACACGGCAGCAACATTGGCACGATTGATTTCCTCGATCACAAGTAGGAAAGGCTTTGGGGCGTCAGTTCTGCTGTTCTGGAGGGCTTTCACATAAGTGCGCATAAACGGACCAGGCACATAGGAATAAGTGATGGCATCCTTGCCATCGCTGTCCTTGCAGGGCACCGGCTTATATGTACCGACAAAATTAGCGTAGGAGTAGTCCGGGTGGAAGGTCACTCTCTCATATTCACCGCCATCTGCAAGCAGCAAATCCTTTTCGTGATTCAGCGTAAAACTCTTACCAGTGCCAGGAGCGCCAAAGAGGATGCGGTTACGGGGATAATCGCTTTGGTAACCGGTACTATAACAGATATCCTGGGAAGGCTCGGCTTTGGCAGAAGTGGTCTCCTCCGAATAATAATCCCAGAAAATCTTATTGAACATTACATTGGTAATACCGCACTTGTTTGCGTAGAAGCGAATCTGGCCCATGCGAACAAACGGGTATTTTTCCTTTTCTTCACCGATTGCACCCAACACGGTTCTCTGGGCATAATCGCTATAGTTTGTGGCAAAGAGTTCAGGATAGAGCATCTGGTAATATTTCAAGAACCAGACTCTCTCAATATCACCTTCAGTTACCTCGCGCAGAATCTGGTGCAACTTCTTATAATCATCGATAGTTGCCAGAGAACCGTATTCTTTGATCGCATTGGCACCGGCAACAAGATGGTCTCTTAATTTTGTACCAACCTCAATGGCCTCCTCCTCGGTCAACTGGCGGGGTTTTTGGTGCGAACCCGTCATCCACGCGCCCTGGGTGGAGTAGTAGAGTCCGTACTTGTACGCATTGCCGCCTTTGATGCTACCGAAGGTGTCCTTGATCTGGGGGCCAAATTCCAATATGCGACACACATTTTCTGCGTTGGCTGCATTAAGGAAGATTGTATTCAGCATCTCAACCCCAGACAGGGATGCCAAAACCTCTGGGGCAAACTTGGTTTGAAAATCTGCCAAAAGCTGATTTGCTTCCTCATCAAGCGTAGGATATTCTGCTGCTTTTTCTCGGAACCATTCAGGTGAGAACATATCGCTCGTATCATTACGCTCAAGCAGAAAGCGTTTGTAGAGATCAAGCCCTGCAGACAAAGAGCCATTGCCACGGCTACGATTGAACTCTTCGTATGTATCATCGGATTTGATGGCAGAAACAGCCTTTTCAAAAGACTCCGCATCTGTAATTTCAAAAACAGAGGCAAACGGGGCTATCGCATCTGCGAACTGAGTAGCAACTGCTTTCAGCGCACCAATATACTGGTTACGGGTGTTTTCGGAATACAGTTCGCCGTTTGCCTTTGGCAGATGGGATAACCAGTCCCTAAAAGCACTCTCGGTATTGGTGAGAATGTAAGTATTGTCAGTATCACCGCAGTGTTTCTGCTTCGCAATATCAAGTAAAGCGGACACAGGATCAGTAATGCCAGAATAAACATCTGGGAATTGTTGTGCAAGTAACTCCATGAGAGTTTTTGTCGATTCGGCACATTCCTCGTAATTAAAGGCACGGTGACCAAGATAAATGTCTGCAAACAGTTTGATGATCCGTGTGGTGTCTTCACTAAATGTATCTGTAATGTCGGATAAGGCGATGATATCTGTCATTCGCTTCTCAATATCCAGTTTGAAATAACGACCCGTGCGATCCGTGGTCTCTTTACTTATACCACCGCCAAAAACGCAATCTTTGACAGTAAAAACGGCTTCATTTTCTGCACCGGCGTTCGTACTGCATTCGAGCCACATTGACTGAAGCCAGTAATTATTTGCGCTTAAGATGGATAACTGCAGGTTGCTCGGTGTTTTTACACCGCAGGTAGGCGGTAACATCATGAATGCGGAGACAACTTTACTTGGTGCAATACGGTCAGTCCCAATGCCGAGTTTCATCGATGTAGAGCCATTACCTCGCGGTTTTATTTCATATTTTGCTTTATCATCATTTATAATGACAGAAAGTTCTTCGCCTGCTTCAGAGCGAAAGACGTATCTAAAAATGGCAAATTTTCCATTCAAAGTTTCTGGAGAGGTCAACTGACCGTTTTCGTCATAAAATCGACCGCCCAAGAAAGCCTGACCGCCACCACTGTTTGCATTATAGGTAAAATGGAAATCCGCTTCATGCCCAGAATATGTAGCATAGTCAGCTATTTCGTTGAAATATGACATATTTACACCTCTTTCTCTTATGCAGAATAGTACTGCTTAATACAATTTGCTACATACATGGCCAATGCGGGGGGAACAGCATTCCCTATAGCAAGTTCTACATCAGTTTTCGCACCAGGAAACTTGAAAGAATCAGGAAAAGTTTGAATGTATCCGCGCTCGCGCGTTGTTAAAGCACGAACGCCATCGCATATATCTGCCTTGTCCGCATGATGCCGCTTATAATTCTCCGGAATAGGTCTGTTAATGCCACGAATTGTTGCAGCAGGTTCATCTATTGAAAATACAGCCCGGCGATTGTAGCTCCTCGGATGCATATAGTAAAATTCCGTGTTAAGGGTGTCACCAAGGTAGTCACGCACCGTCATCTGCTTATTTGACAGGTTTGATGTGAGTGTCTCATCAAGAAAACCGTCTCTTTCGCCAAGTTTTCCGACCAGGAAGAATCTTTGGCGCTTTTGCGGAACACCACACCGGCTTGCATCCAATACCTGTGTGGTAATGCCATACCCTGCGTCTGACAGCATTTGCTTAAGCACTGTGACGGTTGAAAAGCGTTCAATATTATAGACATTTTCAAATACCACCCATGTCGGTTTTACTGTACTTACAATTTCAGCAAACCGAATTGTAAGGTTCGCACGCTTTCCCAACTCTCGTTTTCCTGCTATAGAATAGTCTTGGCAAGGGGGACCACCCATTATAATATCTGGATGCAAATCGGATATCTGCTGAATTACATCATCTACACCCAAATCCTTTTTATAGATGGGATGAGAGAAGTTGCTTTCGTAAATTGTTATCGCGGCATCCCAGTTATCAAATGCTGCGACAATATCGAAGCCTACGTTCTCAAAGCCTAAAGACATACCGCCGCAGCCCGCAAATAAATCAATTACTCTCATCGTTTTCTCTACTTTCTTCGGAAATAATATACCTCATAAGTGCTGAACCTACATACTTCGCCAAATTGACTGGTACAGCATTCCCAATCATGGAGTTAATGTCGGATTTCCCCCCAATAAATTGGAAACTTTCTGGGAATGTCTGTATGTAGCTTCGTTCTTTCGGGGTCAAACAACGCACTTCTGCAACTGGAACAGGGTCATTGGGGTGACCTTTATATCCTTTAGGGATAGGGCGGTCGACTGCCCGTATTGTCATAGAGGGTTCGTGTACACTAAAAACACCTCGACGATTGTAATTAGTCGGAACGCGGAAGTAATAATCAATTCCGAGTGAATCTCCAAGATAGTCGTGTATGCTCATAGGTTTTTGTGCCAAGTTACACTTAAGTTCTTCGTCCAAGAAACCATCGGAGGCACCAAGCGCACCAACGACAAACATTCTTTTTCTTGTCTGTGGAACCCCGCAGTATGCGGCATCCAGAACCATTTGAGTGAGCCCATAGCCGGCAGCACGAAAATTAGCAATAGCACTCTGGAATGATTTTGTGTTTCGTATTGTGGCTACATTTTCCATGACAAAGTATTTTGGATGAACAAGGCTGACAATTTGAGAATAGCATATTGAAAGAATTGCCCTACCACGACTTTCATCCTGGAAACCTGCAGTCGAAAAATCCTGGCATGGTGGCCCACCTATAATTAGGTCGGGGGTATACCCTGCAATCAATTCTGCAGCTCCTTCTACATCCATAAGATCCTTTTCGATAATTGGATGGTCGAAATTTTTTTCATAGACTCGAATTGCGGCTTTCCAGTTATCAATACCTGCAACTATATTAAATCCAGATGCCTCAAAACCAAGAGACATTCCTCCGCATCCGCAAAACAAGTCAACGCACTTTATAGTTAGCGACATAGTTTATATCCTTCCGTATGTGTATTGCGGCTTTACTCCATTGCGCTCTTACCGCTTTTTACCCATTCTTCCAGTTCAGAGCGTTTGAACTTCCACTGTTTGCCGATCTTGTGGGCGGGTACATTTTTATCCTTTATCCATTTACGCAATGTAACAGGCTTGATGTTAAGAAACAACGCTGCATCTTCAATACTGATATAGTTCTCATTAATTAAATTAGACATATTTGCACACCTCGTCTTCGTATGTTTGCGCAGTTTCGCTTTTATATTATACCAGATATTTGTGTCTTTTTCAAGTCGTTTGGACATCTTTCTTGCTTTTTCCGCTATTTCGTGATATTTGCAATACCGTAGGGTGTGCTTCAATCCACTCTAATTCTACTGCAAACACAGTCCAATAAAGCGGGCACATCGTGTGTGCCACAAAAAAATCAAAAATATTTTTTCTCTGGGTGGACATATCATGTCCGGCAAAACGAGGCGAATTTGACCCTCGCAACATCATTGCACCCTCTCCAACGAGCCATAGTGCTTGTCTGGAGAGGGCTTTTTGTGTTTTTACCCCTAAATTCAGCGGACACGCCGTGTCCGGGTCAAATGGCGTCCTTTCTTCTATAATTAAAGCACAGTCAGACGGACCCCCCGTAGGCTGAACAATTTAATTATTCAAAGCCTGATTTGCAATAAGGGCCGAGGATACAAATATTGTCTTCCCACTGCATCGTTGGTGGGTCGCAATATCGGTACCCTGTTCTTGTTGCGCCCATATTAGGCTCCAAGGGTCTGTGTATCGAATTGCACAGACCTTTTTGTGTCCTTCCGCCCTCCGCTGACCAGGCGGAAAGGACAATCTATGAAAACCAATGAAAATCAGAAGTCAACCCGTGAGTACAAGGTCTACATCCACCGTCTCAAGACCTGGGTGGAAGTGACCGAAGAGCAGTATTACGCCTACTACCGTGATATTTGGGCTACCCGTAAACGCGCCCAGGCACACGGTCAGTGTATGTGTCCCAAGTCCAAGACCTGGATGTGCGATGGTGACTGCCTTGCCTGCGAATTCCGAGCCGCCGGAGATAACCTCTCTCTGGATTATACCGTTGAGGACGGCGAGGGTAACCAGAAGAGTTGGGCGGATGACCTGCGGGATGACACCCCGGACGCACAGTCCATCATGGAGGATCGTGAACTGCTCTGCGCCCTGTATCAGAAGTTGCAGGAACTCGACCCCGAAGGTCGCCGTATCTGTGAACTGATTATGGAAGGTAAATCCGAGAGAGATATTGCTTCCATCATGGGCTATAACAACCAGAGTGCTGTGAATTACAGAAAACAGAAAGCCTTTGACAGACTGCGTGTTCTGCTCGGAGACTACATCTAAACACCTGCTCCAGTCATCATTTCGGTGACTGGAGATTTTTTTGAAATTTTTTCTGTGTTTCTCTGTTCAAACGCATACCTCACCTCCAGTGGGTAGTGGAAAGAGCAAAAATGACACCGCTCCTTCCAAGGAGGTGAACAGAATGTACGAGGCCCAGAAGAAACGCGGCATCGGCACTGACCAGGAACTCATCGATGTTCTCACGGCCATCAGTGTAGTGTCCAAGCGACTGGCTATGAAGCTGGCGCTGATTCAAAGTCAATCTACGGAAGGAGGAAAACAGGATGAGCAAAATGAGCGATATGGCTGCGACCATCGAAGAGCTGCGCACTGCTGCTGCCGCTATTAACGATGCCGCCAACTGGATTGCAGAGATGTTCAGCGGTGCAGGAGATGCAGAACCGGCTGCTCCCGCCGAACCCGCACTGACCCTGGAACAGGTCAGAGCCGTTCTCGCAGATAAGTCCCGACAGGGTCATACCGCAGAGATCCGCTCCCTGCTCCAGAAGTATGGTGCCGCCAAGCTGTCCCAGATCGACCCCGCCCACTACAAGGCATTGCTTGCCGATGCGGAGGTGCTGACCGATGGCAAATAAACACGCTGTTCTGTCCGCATCCTCTTCTGAACGGTGGCTCAACTGTCCGCCTTCCGCTCGGCTCTGCGAGAACTACGAGGACAGAGGCAGTGACTACGCTGCCGAAGGCACAGACGCCCATGCCCTCTGCGAGTTCCGTTTGAAGCAGGCTCTGGGGATGCCCACAGAAGACCCCATCGAAAACCTCTCCTGGTACAACGAGGAGATGGAAGATTGCGCTGCCGGATATGCCGCCTATGTTGTGGAACTCCTGGAAACGGCAAAACAGACCTGCGCCGATCCTGTGGTCATGATTGAACAGCGAGTGAACTTCTCCCGTTGGGTTCAGGACGGATTCGGAACTGCCGACTGCATCGTTATCGCTGACGGCGTGATGAACATCTGCGATTACAAGCACGGCAAAGGAGTCGAGGTTTCCGCTGTGGCAAATCCCCAGATGATGCTGTATGCCCTGGGTGCCCTGGAAATCTTCGATGACATCTACGACATCGACACCGTCCGCATGACCATCTTCCAGCCCCGGAAGGCCAATGTCAGCGTGTACGAGATGGAAAAGGCTGACTTGCTCGAATGGGCAGATACCGATCTGACCCAGAAAGCGAAACTGGCCTATGAAGGTCAGGGCGATTTCCACTGCAGTGAATGGTGCCGTTTCTGTAAGGCAAAGGCCGAATGCAGAGAGCGCGCCGCCGCCAACCTGGAACTGGCTCGGTACGATTTCCAGACCCCTGCGCTCCTCGATGATGAGGAGATCGCAGACATCCTTGGCAAGGTTGATGCGCTGACTGCTTGGGCATCCGATGTAAAGGAATACGCCCTTCAGCAGGCTATCAGCGGAAAGGAATGGACCGGGTGGAAACTGGTCGAAGGCCGTTCCAATCGCAAGTACACCAGTGAAGCCGTTGTTGCCGCCACCGTGGAGAACGCGGGCTTCGACCCGTATGAGCGCAAAGTCCTCGGCGTCACCGCCATGCAGAAGCTGCTCGGCAAATCTCGCTTTGAGGAACTTCTCGCTCCCTACATTGAAAAGCCGCAAGGCAAACCGACGCTCGTGCCGGAGAGCGACAAACGTCCGGCAATGAACACAGCCAAAAACGATTTTATGGAGGAATTTTAATATGTCTAACAACGCAAACAGAGTCAACAACCCTATGAAGGTCATCACCGGTCCCGATACCCGTTGGTCTTATGCCAATGTCTGGGAACCCAAGTCCATTAACGGCGGCACTCCCAAGTACAGTGTCAGTCTCATCATTCCCAAGTCCGACACCAAGACTGTCGCAAAGATCAAGGCGGCAATCGAAGCTGCCTACCAGGAGGGTCAGTCCAAGTTGAAGGGCAACAGCAAGAGCGTACCCCCTCTGGCTGCCATCAAGACCCCTCTGCGCGACGGCGATATCGAGAGACCCGATGATCCTGCCTACGCCAACGCCTACTTCATCAATGCCAACTCCGCTACCGCACCCGGCATCGTGGATGCTGACCGCAATCCTGTGCTGACCCGCTCCGAGGTCTACTCCGGCGTGTATGGCCGTGCAAGCATCAACCTGTATGCCTTCAACTCCAACGGCAACAAGGGTATCGCTTGCGGTCTGAACAACCTGCAGCTCATCCGTGCCGGTGAACCTCTGGGTGGTAAGGCAAGCGCCGAGTCCGACTTCGCAACCGATGCGGATGACGATTTCCTGGCTTAATGGAGGTGCGACCATGACTGAATTTCAGGAACTGATGCTTTACACCTGCTTCGGAGTCATGACCGGCGTGTTTATCGCTGAACTCATCTTCCTCATCGCATCTGCGGTGAGTTGGGTGAAGGGCAAGATCCGCAAGCGCAAGGAAGCCAAGAAAATGAGGGAATCCGCCACAAAGGTGGACTAACGCACCAATGGGGCGGCGGGGATCAGTCTCTGCCGCCCTTATTCTCGTTGAAAGGACAATGATATGAAAATTCTCTCAATTGATATCGAGACCTACAGCGATCAGCCCCTTGCAAAAACTGGCGTGTATCGCTATGTAGAGTCACCTTTATTTGAAATATTGCTGTTTTCCTATAGTGTGGACGGCG